CCGCCAACCTACATACGCTCGACACAAATACTGACAAAGTGTCATGTTCACTTCTGGAAAAGTACCAGTCCCATACCGCGATCGAGAAGTTCGATCACCAGGGAACTGAAGCCAAGGTGAAAAATGTGATCTGTATAAATACAAAAATTTTCCCACATCGGCAGTACCCATGTCCCAGTTAAGTAAACAATAGTACGTGTATCGTTTTAGCAAAGACCTAAATGAACTAATTCGCTCCCCAAAGAAAACCTTGGGTTTGAGTTCGTACATCGTTGGACTCTGCTCTTCGAATATTGGATCAGACATCATCAACTCAGGCGCATTTTCTTCTTCATTGCGCGAATCAACCTGACCAACATCGGCTTCACCCGCCATGCCACTTTGGGGCACGAAAGGCTGCAACTGGACTCCTCCGCCATTCTCGCGCGCACGAAAGTTGCCTTTCGGTGCTGCGACTTCGAAGTCCTCCCCCGCTGAAACAAAAACCAAAATCTCAATCGCGTCGTCTAAATTGGGCGACTTAAGTTCGTTCTGCACGATCACATTCAGAAATCCATTGCAAAACTCAGAAAGATTCTGGATATCTGCTTGATCTCCAGCGGAGGGCCGCGAAGCGGACCCATCAGTCCACTTAGGTTTGCGAAAATGTCTACCCGTTCCATGAGATTCATAGATTGGGGACGTCTTCGCGTACGGTGCGGCTTGGGCCCACGGCACAGTGATGGCAACATCACGAGTTTGTGCCAAATCAAGAACGTGCTGGTAAGCAACGTTATAATTCCCAGGTGTAGTCACCGTTGAGTTTGAATACGGGTCAAAAGTGATCCGCAAACGCCCTCGATGGTAACGCGAACATACAACCTTGAATCGAAAAGTTATCGATCCAGACCAATACTGAAAAGGTGACGAGGCAAAGGAAATGGCTGATGGAAACACTTCCTTGTATGCTGGGGGGCCAGTTATCACGGTCGTGGAATTGAGAGAGGGGGTGACTCCTTGGGTGTACAGTGTTTCCGACTTGTTGTCGGATGTTGCCCAATAAAATCTCCCCAAATAAGACTCTTTGCCTGCAATTGCGGCAATTGTGAGCTCATCAATATTCATCAATCCCACAGTACGTGGGTCAACAGTTAGCTCCTGTTTGGAGGTCATTGTCAACTTCGTAACCGTGTCTTTACTGTCGGTGGTAGCGAATTCGCCCGCTGGATGGGGCTTATATCGCTGTATATCATCGACAACGGTTGGTCGAGACCAACCAAAAATGCTCGCAATCCCTGAAAGAGCATTAGCTCCAATCTGAGTAGCCATTGCAAAAGGTCCAATGACAGGAATGTCAGTCAAGCGTTGGGCTACGCCCGCTACCTGACTGGCTATGTTCTGCACAGGACCAGGTTTAGCATACTCATCGCCCGCTTGGGGCGTGAATGGAGCCGATATTGTTGGGATTGAAAGCTCAACGTCTTGGGCGTGAACCCAAATGCTGACGTTGACGTCTCCACTCAAGGTGGAGTTGGCGTCGTACAAACGAGTGAATGAGTCCAATCGACAATGACCCATATTCTCAAAATCCGCTTGCACGGGAACTCTTAATGCGTTGTCAAGCCACATGAAGGGGACCACAAGTGATCCTCCTTGAGAGGTGGAAGCATCAATCAAAACGTGAGGACGTTGTGAGAGCGTTGTCAACCAAGTTCCGCCATTAACCAGCGAATTCGCATAACTAACGTTGTCTGCAATGTTTTGCAAAGGGTTGTAGGTAAGAATTGCACTCCCAAGATGAAAAGGGGTTGCATTGATTTGTACACGAATCACTAATTTACAGCGAAGCAAATAAAAGTTCGCCAATTTTTCTTGAACCCGAGGATTACTGAAATAATCAACCCATGGATTGAAGCTTTCATTGATCTCCGCACCCTGCACCCAGTCATAATCTTTGATCAGAACGGGACGGGAGAGGAAATCAGCCAGATCGGCATCAGCAGGCGAAGCCTGACGATACGTCATGTCATTCTGGCCCATTATTTCAGTTTTAAACTGAGGTTCGGCATCAACGAAGACGACATTTTCATGCTGTGCCACATCGTTGTCTAGTTGTTGTAAGGTAAATCTATCGTTCACGCGGTGTTCAGACCCCTGTTCTGCGCGAGTAATAAGGGGAATGGTGGTCAAAATGGGAAGTCCTAATACCCCATGCTGAAAAGCACTTCGAGGATTGCTCGGGAACTATTTCAAACCAAATCCTTCGTAAGCCCTGTGACCAATACGAGCTAACGTGTATCTATCTAGTTTGAGGTTTCTTTGCGATTATCCTGGCACGTATCCTGCGCCAGCTTCACGGAGTCCAACCGCCTCCGCTCAAAGTAATCGAAATCATAGATTCCGGTTGTCTCGAAATATGGCATCATGTCGTGGTGCATGATGATTTCCAGTACGATGGCCCGATAAAAATCGAACTTTGCTCTACCATGCTGATAGGCCTCAAAGAGAACCGATCGCAAGGCATTGGCAGCTTGCTCATACCTATCCACCTTCCGAGAATACACCGATACAGTCAACATCCGGTGTATGGATTTGATGTCCAAAGGGGCATATGTCCAGCCATCCCTTACGACAAACCTTCGTTTTAAAAACTCGAGCTCATCGATAGGGGTAAAAGCTCTAGGTTCGGCCCCCTTGTCCGCCATGGTATATCCCATACCCACTTTTTCCATGTGTTTAGCCATGATCAAATGATTGAAATTCACACCTTCCTTGACTCCAGTGATGTTGTCGTCCCCATAATTTATAGGTTGAACGTTTTCATTGAAGCCCTCCAGCGATCCATTCTCACACAAAAATGCATACCGTTGGAGCAGTGAATTCACAATACAGTTAATCACCACTGTTAGGGGATTGCCCGAAGGGTTTGTGGAAATCATCTGGATGAGATCTCCATTATAGTCCATCGTGCAATTCGCGGCGTCAGCCGCTATGCAATCAATCACAGCCAAATCATCGCTTTCGAAATCAGGACTTTGCGCACACACATACTTCATCACATCAAAAGCGGCAGTCACAAGATAATTGACCATCTTCTTGTCAAATTTCTTGTAATCACCGTCGAATATGCGCATCTGATTCCTGAGGAAGTACTCCCTCAACTCTCCCCACTCTTTCGAGGTCACATCAATCCCAACAGCATTCTCAAAGAGAAAGTGGTGGGTTTGGAAGACACGGGTAAAAGTTAGAAGATACATGCGAACTACAAGGCACCATCCAAAAGGGGCACCGGCGAATACGCGTGTATTTTCTTCCTCAATCTTTTCGAATGTCCGTGGTTCATCCTTCAATGAACCCACGAACACCGGGTTAGCCATTTTCCCTTGTGCATAACATTGCATTATCCTGTCAACGTCTTTTTCAATCTCAGGAGTCAGCAACGAGGCATCTGGGGCATAATGGGGGGGATCTGGATCCCTCACGACGAAGTGGCTTTTGGATTTATTATACGGAAAACCAGCACTCGACTTCAAATTCATGGAGTCAATAAACTTAGCCCCCGCATAACCATTCACCGCGACATCTAAAGGAATCTTGTGCAACAAACTAATAATATTTGGTGGCAAATCCTGCAATTTCTCGCAAAAGTTGTCAACACACATTTGTAGCTTGCGCATGTCCAAAGTTACGGGTTTCACCGCAGCAAGAATATTCTTCCGCCACGGCGCATACCCTTTCATGACAGGTGGACCAAATTCTGGGAAAATGTTGTACTTTGCCGCTATTGCTGCCCCAATCGCTGGGCCAACATATGAACGACAACCACGCCTAAATCCTTGGAATGAACCAAAAACCTTAACACACCCTTCAGGTAGATACCTAAATACCGACTTGTGATGTATTGTCGAGGAAAGAATTTTCACGTGGTTAGAACTCCCCAGATCCAGTTCCGCGTCACAAGGACCAAAATCCAGACCTTCAAAATCTTCCTGGGTTACCAGAGCAGCCATCGCGTACTTGCCATTGTGACCTATATGCACACCACCCACAAAAACACCATTTGTGGTGAGCAATACAGGAGCTCCACAATCTCCTGCCTTGGCCTCACTATCGTACAAAGCAACTTTCTCCATTGATCCTCTTCCATAAAGTACGGAATCGAATATCATTGAAGTGACACTCCGATACGATTTTCCACCAGACATTTCAAATTCGCGCCCCACACTGGATGTGCGGAAACACTTCGTCGAGGTGTAATTGGATGGCCTAAGCGGGAAAAACTTGGTAAAATCTCTCACATTTCGAGCAGATCTAATCCGAATTAACGAAATATCACGACCCTTAATGTCACGCCTATCCTTTCCAGAAAGCTGGAACGAATGACTAAAAGTCAAATGATTCTTCCCAAGTTGGCGATACTGGTAATCATCCCCAATGTCCAAAAAATGAGTCGGAACTGCAAACCACTGGCCCCCCAAAGGGGTAGCAAAAACGGTTGCTGTTCCACACGACACAACAAGTGTGTATTTGCGTATTGACTCAGTCAAATTCTCAAGGGTAGTTGTTTGGGTAGCTTGTGAAAGAAATGGAACATCAGGAACCATGTCGTTGGATCTCCATGGGTTTTCCTTCTCATCACCTCCGATGGGTGTCGAAAATTCGCCCCCTTGGGGGGCGAAGGGAGCATGAGTGGGAGACCGCAGGACTCGCATAATTGCGTACCCTGCTATCAATCCCAACAAAAACTTGTGGCGCCGCGTTAACTTAAAAGTTTTAACGGCAACCAACTCCCCATACTCACGCCAAGGAACCAACGTGTGATCATACCAAGCCGTAAACCTATACGACCACAAAAGCAATTGCCTACGTACAAATCCAAACTTCGAAAAGTTGGACGAACGTGAACCAAGTGTCATCAAAAGTGCTGACACAAATTTTGGTCCAATGTCCTTTGTAGCAGGTATAAAGCCAAGGTGGTCACACAAATCATAAAGCCGGTCGCGAAAGCACCATGCGAAAATAAGACCAATGAACGGTGAGAGGGTAGCTGCAACCACAAGGGATGCAAAAACCCAAGACAACAAAGTAAACATCAAATACCACGGCAACACAAGCATACCCATTTGTGGCTCAAAAGGAGCTGAGCACACAGGGCACGAAGCCGTAAGACAATGATGCTCACAATAAAACTCACCGTCTAAAAGTCCTTCAACTCTCTCCTTGCGCTGGATATTCTTGGCGATATGTCGCTTGATCTCCTGCGCTATGAAAAAAGTTGCTTTCTCATAAGGCACACTATCATCGGTCGTAAATATGCTACCGTCAGGTTGAGGAAATTGCTTGACGGGGACGTGTTTTCCGCCCCACCCATCACCTGAGCTGTGGATCTCATAGCGTTGAACGCTAAGGTTCCATGGGCTCAATTGTTGTTCAGGTGTCAAGTCGTTGCGTAGTTTTAATGTTCCTGGGTAGCACAAATCGGGTTTGGGTTTGACCTCCACATGCAGGTTGAACCGCCGCATAACAGCCTCCACTGTACGAAACGTCGTGGAAGCTCCAGCATCTTTGATGTTGGAAGTAGCTATAAGCATTTTAGGCTCACAAGCATACTTTCCTTTTTCCGCAACATCGGACTTCTCAGGTACCATCGAAACTGTGTTCACCACTTGAATAAGTAGTGTTAACAATTCGTCAACCACCTTGGAGTCCTTACGAAAACATCCAATGTCGTCGAACAAGAAATAGATCTGTCCAACGAAATTGTCCCAATATTTCATCGCTGAATTTGGTGAAAAGACATTGTTCTCCCCTGACCAAGTGGCCATGGGATCAACACTGGAGTGCAGGCGAAACAACTTGTAACACAAGTCGGTCTTACCACATTCAGGGGGGCTGGTGAGCAATACAGTAAACGGCGGGTCGCGGCTACGCTGGTTCCTTTGCCACGATTGAACTTTCGACAACAAGTCCAACAGCTTTTCATGAAACCGAACATAGATTGGTTCGCGTTTACCCAATTTCGCAGCCATATCAATCAACTCCTTGATTTCTACAAGCTGGTCAAAAGCGTTCATCATATTTCGCTTATCGTCATCGATGATGGTTGAATACCTCGTATAGAACGAAGCAAACTTGTCTCCTCCTATCAGGAGCTCGACATCATTTTCTCCGTACTTGAAGTACTTCCAACCAAAACGAATCAAATCGACGACGTAATCCATCAGTTTTGTGGAATCCCAATCTGAATACTTCTTGCGAAACGCTCGCTCCTCAAACTTATCAAAACCTAAAGCATCGAAATCTATGCCAATGTTCTTCAAAACCCCCTTACAAAGAAGAAATCTCAAAACGTACATGACATTAGATTCCGAAACCTCAGGTCGCAATTCCTTGGCCCTCGACGTCACTTTCTTGGCGGCGTCAAGAAAATCACCAAAGTCAGCTTGAGGTGTAAACGGATCGAAAGTGGCAATCTCTGAGACATCGAATGTACCCACACAACGGGCACAAGCGTCATAAAACTGCTGTGACAACGGCTCACCAGGAAACAGCATCTTCCAAAGTCCACAGAAAACTAACACATAGTCTCTCTTGGTCTTACACAGTCGAAGCTGCCCCAAAGCTATAGCACACGATTCTAACATGTTGCAAATTGTGGAATCTGAAAAAGTTCCAGACCCACTCTGCGGCCAAAAAGGTGCTTCGGGCGAGTGAGTGAGAGGAAGCCCATCCTCCACACTCCAATGGCGTTTGAGGTGTTTCCTCATTCGCCGCAATTCAAGATGCATCAACTGCTTTATTTCAGATGTAAAAGCCTGCAAGCGCAATACGATTGCGAAATACAGGCACATCCAAAAAACAGCATACACAAAAAACAATGGAGCTAGATCAAGCGAGGCCAAAGCCCCGAAAGACCCAGATCCAAACAAAGCCAATACGTTATTGATGAAATGACCAAAAACAAAATGCCACGTAAGACGCGGACAATCTGGGACGATCATCGACGGTAACAGCCAAACTCCAAAAAAGCAAGCTGCTCGTCCGGGCACAGGGTCGGTAAAAAC